CCGGATCAACGATGCCGAAAAGCTCCACCGTGGCAGTGCTGCTGGGCGTGGTCACCCCGGGCACCAGGGCCCGCACCTGGTCCTGCTCCCACTCCTTCTCCTTGTTCACGAAGGTGCCGACGATCTCTTCCGCCAGGTTCTCGCTGACGTAGGAGACCTGAAAGCTGCCGGGCTTGATGTCGGCCATGTTGATCACGGTCACATAGGGCCGGCCGCCTTCGTCCCAAATTGGAGCAAGCTTGCCCGATCCCCAGCTGGTGCTGCCGCGGCCGACGAAGGCGATTCGGTTCAGCACCTCGATGCAGCTCTGGGTGCTGGTGAACACGGCATCGAAGTGCAGGCCCTTGGCGTCGCAGAAAGCCGCAAAGTCTTCTATGGCCGGAAGATCAATGAACTCCTCGCCCAGGCAGGCGCCGTAGTAGCGCTTGGCGCCGACCTTCTTGCCCCGGGCAAACCAGAGAAACTGCCAGGCGGGGTTGCGGGTGGGCGCGATGGTCCAACCGTTGGGGCCCAGTACGGGCACACGAGCCGTGGCCAGAGCGTTGAACTGCTCTACCTGGCCGTTGAGTTGGCCGCTGGCCTTGATCTTCAAGGCCACCCGGGTCTGGCCGCTGTAGTTGGCTTCGTCCGGTTGATAGGAGCGCATGACGGACCAGGAGAGGTTGCTGATCAGACGGTCGCTGGTGCTGTCGGCCGTCAGTCGAGTGACCCGGAGGCGATAGATGCCCTCTTCCGGCATATCGGCGGCGAATGTCAGCCGAACCGGCTTGGAACTGGCATTCCGAATAGTGACGATTGGCGATGGAACCTGGTAGTAGACCGGCGGGTGCGGATCTGCATCCCAGTCTTTAAATACCGGCTCTCGAATCACCTCGCCGCTGATGGGGTTGGTGAAACCAGGGGTGTAGCGCGCAATTTCGCCGAACGAGCGCCAGCGCCAAGTATTTCCTGGCGAGTGCTCGTCGCCGTTCTGGTGGGCGGCCGGATCTGAGTTGCCGTATCCAACCTGGTACCAGACATTCGGCCCCCCTTCCGTGGTCGATGGAATATAGCGACCGGCGGACCAGTAATGGGTGTACTGGCGGGTCTCCATCCCGACATCAAACAGGCGGTACTCCGACTCCCCTTCGCGCTTGTACTCAATTTTCAGCTGCACCACCGCCTCTGATACCCCGGCGTCTCCTACGGCATAGAGATTGCCGACGATATCGATGGCGATGCGCCGGGTCCGCGGGCTGCTGATGCGCTCCACCGGGCCGCCGGCGTAGGTCAGCGTTCCGCCTTCCACCGTATCCACATTTCCCGGGAACAGGGTCAGCTTGCCATCGTCGCCGGAGATCTGTATTTCAACGCCGCTGTAGGCGGAGATGGGGGTGGCGCCGATGCGGAAATCATCCAGAGACAGGTCGGAAACGCCGAAGTTGAAGATCTGGTAGAGGTACTGGTCGTCGCCTTGGTACTCGGTGTAGGTCTTGGCGGCCAGGTCCGGGAATACCCGGTGGGTGCCGAAAACGATGGGCAGGGGCTCATAGAGCCGGGTACGGTTGCTGCCGCCGGTAAGGCTGTAGGTGGGGCTGACGGCCTCGGAGTTGTAGCGGCCGTTGGCCTGGGAGATTGCCGGCTTGGCGTCCGGCATCATGCGATTGAGCAGGATGGAGCCGCCGATGCCGACCACTCCGCTCAATACCTTCATGCCGGTTGCAGTCAGCCACGCGCCGGCTCCGGCTGCGGAAACGCCCTCATAGATCCAGTTGGAAATTCCGGGGGCGTAGACCATCAGCGCAATGGAGAGCACCGTCTTGATGGGGTTGGAGCCACCGCCGCCACCGCCGTGCATGACGGCGCGGATGGTGATGGTCTGGCCGTTCTTCGGGCGCACCCGGGCCCACATGGCGCGGGGCACATGGGCGCCTTCCAGGCGCAGGTCCACCGGCAGTCCGGTGAAGGTCAGGCCGTGGCGCTCCAGGTACTCGGCAATGCTCTCGCCGGGCAGAAAGTCGGCACGCACGATGCGGCGGCCCTGCTGGGAAACCACCGGGTGCGGGCAGTAGATCAGGCGGGTTTCGGGCTGCATCACTTCCATCGGTAGATTCCTTCCAGCACCAGGCCCTCCCGCTCGAGATCCCGCAGGCGGGTGCGGACGACCTGGCCAGCGTTTTGTGCGGCGTGCACCACCCAGGGGCGGCCGCCGATCTCGGCATAGAGGCCGATGTGGTAGAGAGCCCCACGGCTGACCATGATCACGGCGTCGCCTTCGGCGGGGGTATCTGTGGGGTGGCAGTAGTCGGACAGGGCTTCCTGAATCTGGCGGGCTTTGCCCCGGTGGCCGCCGGCCCGGTCGGTGGGCAGGCACACGGTGCGGCCGAACTGGCGGCGGAGGATTTCTTCGGCCCACCAGGCGCAGTCCTTCTCATCCAGCACGAAGGGCTGGCCGACGTAGTGTTCGGACCAGTGGGCCATCAGAACAGCCCCGGGGCCACGTCGGGCCGGTAGGAGAGGCCACAGGCAGGCAGCTCCAGGAGGTTTTCGTAGCCGAGGGTCATGACGACCTCCTGCATGGTGGCGCGGATGGACTTGTTGCCGACCCACACCTGCCACTCGATCACGTCGGGCGTGGCCCGCATGGCCTGGAAGATGCGTACCCGGGCATCGACGGCGCCGCCGCTCTCCTCGATCACGTCCATCAGCTCCCGGCCCACGTTGTCCAGGGCCAGGTCGGCCCGCGGCAGCTGGCCCTTGAGATCGTCCGGTAGGGTGTAGCGGAAGGCACAGGCTCGGTACTGTGGGCCGCCTACGCCCCACACGGCGCTGCCGTCGGCCACAGTCTGGCCATCGCCGGGCCATTCAGGTTCTGTGGCGCCGGTGATGCCGGCCTGGGTGCAGACGTAGTAGCGCCCGGTGTACTCGGAAGGGGCGGCCACATCGCCGGCGGCCACAGCCTGGCCCGGCAGCCATAGGCGATCCACCCCCATGGGGAAGTCGTCGTTATCGCAAACCACCCGGGCCGGCTCCAGCAGGCTGGGGTGGTGAATCTCGACACATACCAGGGGGTACTCATCGGCCCCGGTGGAGAGCAGGGCCCGGCGGGCGCGGGGAGAGAGGTTGGAGGACGTCATTCCCAGGTCTCCAGGGTGAAAGATATCTTCCAGACCTTCTGGCTCGAAACGAGCAAGGTCTGGGACAGGGTTCCACCCTGAATGCGGGCTCGTTTTACCGTGCCCCGCATCGGGTCTTTCCACCAGAACCATGCCGCGCCACGGCCGATGGACTTGAACCACTCGCCCCAGTCGTCATAGGCTTGCTGACCCATGGCCAGGTAGTTCATGGGACGGGACACCATGACCCGGCTCAGCACCTGGCGCTGCTTCGGCGGCCCCTTCTCCATCTCGGTGCGATCAACCGCGTTTTCCGGCGTTTCGGCATAGCCTTCAGCCAGGCGTTGGAGATAGTCGGGGAAGGTCTGCATTTATCGCCCCATGAGGGATTCGATGGATTGCCGCATTGGGCCGCGATCCCGCATGTCTTGAGTGAAGACCTCCACCAGCATGGCGCGGCCGTCAAAACGTGACTGGGTGCGGGTGACCTGCTGAGGCGTACCGGTGTTGATCACCTGGACCGTCAGCTCAGGCGCTGCAGCGCCGCCGACGGACTGCACCCCCAGGCGGCCGCTGCTGTCTCGGGTTAGTGGCATCACTGCCTCCGGACCGGATTCACCGGCAACGGCAGGGCGGAAAGCGCCGCCGGAGGCGAACATGAACGGGGTCGGCTGGGTCAGGATGGCATTGGTCTGGAAGGCGCTGCCTTGTGCAAACGCATGCACAGGACCAAACACCCCGCCATCAGCAAAGCCGAAGATGTTTTTCATCCAGCCGGCAAGATCGGCGCCGATCTCGTTCATGCCCTTTGCCACCGGATCGACGATGGGCTTGATGATGGGCTGCAGCACTGCGGTGGCGAAGGCGTTCTTCAACGTATCCAGGAACACGTCCGAGAATGACTTTCCGCTTTCAAATCCGCGCATCAGGCCGTCGCTGATGGAGCGGGACATGTTGTCCGAAGCTCGCTCCCAGTCCTGCTCCGCCTTCTTTGCCGCCTCGGCAGACTTTTTCTGCACTTCAATGCCGGAACTGGCCGAGGCAATGCGCTTGCGGGCCTCGATCTCCCGCTCATATACGCGCAGGGCGTCTTCGCTGGCGCCGGCGGCAGCAGAGGTAGCCCGGGCATCTTCCAGGCGGGCGATGGTCAGGCGCTCGATCTCTTCCCGGGTCATGCCGTAGGTCTGGAGCTGCACTTCAAGCTTCAGCGCCTCAGCCTCCAGGGATCCGACCATGGCCTCGACGGCCTTGCCATACTCTTCAAGGGCCTTGCGCTTCTCTTCTTCCGGCTTCTTGGCGAAATCCTGCTGCAGGGTCAGCTTCTCGACGGCGTCCCGGTAGCGATCCAGGGAAAGGCTGCCGGAATCGTAGGCCTTGTGCAGGGTCTGCAGGTCCTTCCAGTAGCTGGCATCGAGGCCCACATCCTTGCCGTTCACCCGGTCGAGAATATCGAGCAGGGCATTGGTGGATTGCTTGGCGGCATCGGCTTCCTTCTTCGTCTTTACATGGCCGTTCGCCATCTTTTCCAGGGCGCCGGAGATGGCGGTGGAGGCGGCGGCGGCATCGCGGTCCGTCTTGGCCAGGTCGCCCATGGTGGAGGCCAACTCCCGGGCCTTGGCATTGCCGGAGAGCAGACGGGTGCCGAAGCGGTTGAAGGCGTTGCTGACGTCTTCGGTGCCGGCCTGCAGCCCCTTGATGACGGGCAACAGGTCGCGGGCAACGTCAGCCGACAGACCCAGCTGGGAGGCCAGCTTGTCTGCCCCACTACTGCCCAGGGAACCAGCCAGCTTGTCCAAAGTGCTGTAGGAGCCGAGATCGGAGATGGATTCGCCGAACTTCTTACCGGCCATCATCTGGCTGGTTTTCAGGAACTCCTGCTGGAACCGGAGCTGCTCCATGGTGGCTGCCTGGACAACGGTGCTCGACTTGTTGAACTGCTCGTAGAGGTTCTCCATGTCGAACGACTTGGTGGCCTCACCAACTGCACCGATGGCCTTGTCGTAATCAGACATTGCCTCCTTGAAGTCCTTGGCACCTTCGGTCGAATCAGCGAAGGCCTTGATCAGGTTGGGCAACAGGGCTGCCAGCACACCAACGGCGGCGCCAGCAGCACCAAAGCCCACCAGCATCTGCGGCAGTTGCATGGCCAGGGCGCGGGTCGCGTCCGTTCCGCCGTTCACTTGAACGATTAAATCTTGTAACTGGTAGCTGGTGTTTTGCAGGGCACCACTGAAGCTGCGACCAGTCCCGGAAACCCGGTTTTGTGCTGCTTCCAGCTCGCGCAGCTTGGTCAGCAGGGGATTGAACTTCGAAGCATCCAGCCCCTTCTCGGCAATCTTGATCTCGATCTTCTGGGATGCCGTCTTTCCCAGCAGCTCCAGATTGCTGGTGGCCCGCTTGATCGAGGCGACGATGCGGCCCTCGGCGCGGGAAAACTTCTCGGCACCGTTATCGGCACCATCGCCCACAGCCTCGGCAGCCTTGCCGGCCTTCTGCCCGGCCTCGCGGACGCGGGCAGCCATGCCTTCGGCCTTGTCGCCGACCCGGTTCAGGGCGGCTTCGGCCTTCTCGCTGGACATCTCGACAACGCCCTGGATCTTCATGTCGTCGGACATCACTTTTCTCCCATCGCTTTGAGTGCTGCCGCTTCCATGGCCCGCACATCGTTGAAGACCTGCCACCAGTCGTCACCGCGAAGGCCCCGGCGGTCCATGAGATCGAACAGCACCGGGTACTTGAGGCCGATCGGCTTGCTGAAGCCGACCTCCCACTGGGTTTCCATCAGGGTGATGAGGCTGAAGGTCTCCCAGTTTTCGGGCCAGACCTCGAACTCTTCGGCGTAATCGTCCCGGGTCAGCCCGGTATTCCTGAGTTCTTCGTCCGTCGGCAGCCGGGCGTGAAAGACCCGGGCTGCCTCGGTCAGTTTCCCAGGCGGCCCTCCAGACAGGCGCGGCCGAAGGCTTCGAACAGGGCCGGGAACGCGCCGGCGCCGCACTCTTCTTCCAGCTGCAGAAGGGCGTCGCGGCCCAGGGGTTCATCCAGCCCCCAGGACTCGATCACTTCCAGCAGGGCATCGACGGCAGCACTGCCGGAAGCCTCATAGACGGCCTCCCAGGAAAACTCGCCGTCTTTGGCCAGGGTCTTGGCCACGGCGGCCAGCTTGTCCTTCCAGGCGCCGTACTCGGTCTTTTCCATGTACTTGAAGGTCACAGGAATCAGGCCTTCGCTGCCATCCGGCAGGGTGAGGTGGACGCTGATTTCCTTGAATACCTTGGGCCGGCGGCCCAGCTTGACGACGTTGGCCATGTGAAAGTCTCTCTGTATTTTTCAGGGGTAAAGCCCACTCGCCAGGGCAGGCCCGCAGCAATCTGCGGGCCTGGAGCGTGGAGCGATGGCTAGGCGGAATAGCGAGTCAGGCGGCCGTTGCCGT